GGCGGGTGACTCGTTTTGTCCTTCGTATATCCAAATCATATCTATAAATACTTCAAAATAATTCTATCTTAAACAGGTGGGTATAAACCTGGTGCGGGTTTAGATTTTACGACATTGGCAGTTGTTATCGAACTACCCGTTATGCCACTCCAAATAATACCATCTGATGAATACGCTAAATCTTGAGTTGGAACCGAACTTGAACCTGCTATTACCCAATAATTTCCATTATATCCCACTGAATCGGCTAGTGAAGTAAAAATGGCACTACCAGTTGTGGAAGCACTCCAATTAAATCCGTCTAATGAATATAAAACATTAGTTGTTGAACCTGAAGAATCTCCAACAGCAACATAAGTACCAGAACCGTCATAAGCCAATCCATAGATTACGGTTGATAATAAATCTGAGTTTCCTGAATAACCCCAATTTAATCCATCAAAAGAATAAATTAGAGAATGTCCTCCAAATGTATTATTACCTCCACCTAATAACCATTTTGTTCCATCCCAAATTACTGAGTATGCTGAATTGTTTATTAAACTATTTGCTGAGGTTGAGGCAGTCCAATTTATACCATCATACGAATATCCAACTTTAGTGGTTCCAGTACCACTTCCAATCGAGTCACCACAAGCAATCCACATAGTACCATTCCAACCAAAATCTAATCCAGTTGACGAAAATAAATTAGTACCTCCGCTCCACAATTTTCCATCGTAAGAATAGGCTAAACTATTTGTACCCGATCCTGCCGCTACCCAAATTGAACCATTATTAGCAATTCCTTGACCTATAGAACTAATGATACTATTACCATTTATAGAACCAAACCAATTCAAACCATTATATGAATATCCAAGAGTATTTGTTCCTTGTCCACCTCCTACCCACATATACCCATCTGTTGATAACCCATTGACAGAACTTGTGAAAATTGAATTAGCACTTGTCGCAGCACTGAAAACAAAAGTATCATCAGAATATATTAAACGATTTGTACCAGTACCACCAACTAACCATCTGTCGGCAGTGATAATAGGAGCCGTAGATGATGGCGTTGGGGTAACCGTAGGAGTCATCGTTGGAGTTATAGTGGGAGTAAAACTCGGTGTAGGCGAAGGAGAAGGTTCAGGAACTCCCTGAACGTCTATATCGTAATAGGCACGAGATTCCCCCAACCAATTTGAGAACCGTTTGGTGTAGAATACCGTCCTTGACATTACAGGTATGTTTCTATAACATCAAATGAAGTAGGAGCACCTAAAATTGGTTCGATATCGGGGTGATAATCTATGAACCAAAAAATTGGTGTGTTAAATTCAGCAATGTCTACATTTATGAAATTTCTCGTAAAATCACCAGCGATGGGTAATCCCATAGCAACATCTATAGATTCCGCTGCGTTTAGAGCAGATAGTTCAGTTTCGTATTTCCAACCTTGTATTAACATTACAAATAACCATAATAAGAATTTATATCCGTGTACATTGAAGCCAAGTCGGATGTCTTGTCTGATGGATAAAGAATAACCTCTTGGATACGTCCACCATAAGAGAATACACCCGCAGTACCTTGAGAACCAATAGAGATTTTACCAGAACCTAAACCTGAATCAAACGATTGTGTAAATCCACTTGAAAGAGTTTCTCCTGAGGTTTTCCAATTTATTGTCACACTTCCCGTATTGCCACTCGTACCACCTGTACGTGTATAAGCACCGATGTGTGGATCAGTATAAGTAGTTGGACTAACATAGTAATCAGGTGGTGATGCTATCCATACATTGTGGGTACCGTAGTTAGACGTTGAACTGATGTATTGAAGTGATGGAATACCACCATTACCAGTTGCGTTTTTCGTATAATCACCTGGCATCACCGCAAGTCCCCACGCAGGAGTTGCCGCCGATCTTCGAGATACTTCAATCATAGTGATATCACCAATCGCTAGTGTCCCTGTATCACCTGTAGAAACTAACGCTATGGTATTGACACCATTTACTCCAGGGAAAAATATAGCAGGTGAACTATTAACATTTTCTTGTCCTCCAGCATTTGTATAGATACCTGGTTGGGCTACCGCAGTGGTATTTAGAACGTGATGTCCATTACCTGTCTGATCGTACCATACAACCACATCCACATCAGTTCCTGAACCAAATGTTGCCAATGATGAAGTATCAAAATCGTTACCACTGAAACCGATATCTGTTTCCTGATTGTCTGAATCACGTCTAACTCTTACAGCAGAACCCGTGTATACACTACTCAATTTACGTAGTGAATACGCTGCGGTTGCTCCAGGATAATCCTGTAAGAATAGAGCGGGTAATGGTGTTGCCGAGGGTGTCGGAGTTTGGGTTGGTGTCAAGGTATTAGTTGGAGTGATGGTAGGCGTTGGGGTTACCGTAGTTGTCGGAGTCTGTGTTGGGGTTACGGTGTTTGTAGGGGTTGGACTTGGCGTGGGTGCTGGCGGAGTTATTCCGTATTTACTCACAGCGTAGTCTACAACCTCTTGTACTTGTTCATCAGTTAGCGTTGTATCATACGCCCATTGTTCAGCAAAATTAAACAGGATATCACCACCTAATCTACATAGAAGTCCAATGTTGTATGCGGTAACTGTACTATCACCAATCCCCGCAACCTGATCGGTTCCTTTAACAGTATTGTTATCCATAAACAATTCACCGATGAAATTACCACCTGACTCACGTGTACGGAATACCAAAACGTGCCAGTTACCATCGTCTAAATCATTGTCGGTGAATTCAGGGGCTGAGATTACACCTGCTAAAGTAAAGGGGTGAGACTGATTTCTAATATTGGATAAGAATCTCCATTGGTGGTGTCTACCAGCACCTGCGAAGGCTGGCATCCCTGCTCCATCATCACAAATGGATAGGAAGTTAAAACCACTAGTACCGCTTCTATATTTTACAACGGCAAAAAATGTATAGTTTCTTGGTAGAGGGAACGTACCAAATAATCCTGTTGAATTTGACGCAGCAGGAGAATAAGCGTAGTTAAAACCACCGACATCCTCTACATAAATGGGCTGATATGATTTGGTTGATTGAGTGAAGTGAATGTCAGAAGTTGCGGAATCGGTTACCCCTGAAATTGTAGTGGAACCTGCTGAGGTATCCAATGTCATTTTGGATATATCGGTATAGTCGTTCCAATACATCAAACCCTCGATGTCACTTGGGTTGAAAGGTGGGGGAACAACCGCACCTGTTGGAACATTCATCGCAGCAAACCATACATTTCCTGCTCGGGATTTTTCACCCAAAGGTTTCATCAAATCTTGTAAATTCTGCGATGGACGATTACCAGGTCTTTGTGGTGTCCATCTTTTTCCGCCCCATTCAATCATACTAATAAATATAAAGATTTTTGATTATATGAAGAAAAAAAAGGGGAGTATTACCTCCCCTTTGATTTCAGAAACGTAGTCAATTACGCCTCTACCGTCATACCCGTCATAACGTCTTGAAGGGTAGTTGATACTGTGATCTCTACGATAGGATTTGGTTCTCCACCTTGTAGGGTAAAGGTAGTACCGTTCAAATCGTTGTATGCCAATCCTGACTGAAGTGAACCTGTGTTCATCAAAAGTCCGTTAGCGATACCTACCAACCAGTATCTTGAGTTATTGTCTAAAGCGATTAGGTATATTGAATTCTGTTTAGCCAAGTCAAAGAAGGTGTTTCTAAGAGCCTGATCCAATTTAGGAAGACTGATAGTAACCGTTGGTTGGAATACGATAGACTGAGCCGTTGTATTCACCAACATCTCTTCTGTGATAGAAGATGACTGTTTAACTAATTCAAAATTATACCATGTTCCCACGCCTGACATAGAAAGTACATCGTCAGATGCTGAGTAGGTTACACCACTTACAGTTGAACCTGAATCACCAAGGATCCAGATTTCTTTGATACCGCCAGTAGATGCGTTTCTACAGTCGAGTGAATAACCTGCGTCGATAAAACATGAAGCCATAATTTATGTTAATTTTTTAATGTTAATTTATGTCTTCAATTAAGACTTAGATAAGCAGAAAGATGCTACATCAAATACACCGATTCCGTAAGAGAAGTGTGAGTTAATTTTAACTTGATCAGCGAACGGATCGTACATCATTTTTGTTTCGTACAATTCAGAGTTCATACCAATCATTACGTATCCAGCAGGACCCGCAACATAAGCACTTTGGTTAGTCAAACCTACAGTTGGGATAACTCTAACGTTTGAACCAGGAAGCATTACGCTCCATTCTTCACCAACTGAACCTGTAGAAGTGTTGTCTACGAAAAGGTTGATGTATGATGAATTTCTCATGCTAGCGATTAAGCCACGGTAGTCACTGTAAGAACAGTAGATAACCAAGTCATTTCTGTGTAATACGTTCTGTGGGATGTTCTCGTATACTTTAGTGAATACGTCCAATCCGTTTGAACCTGTAGCCGCTGTGTAAGCGATTTGAGTAGCACCATTTCCTGATGTTACAAGTGCTAACATACCGTCAAAACACTGTGAGTTGTAAGAAGTCGCACCAGTAGCGGTTGTGTTTAACCATAACTGAGTTTCGATAGCGTTTGCGATTCTTTGGTTGATGTCTTCGATTACAACCTGTGCGAAAGGAACCTCCTCTTGGAAGTTACCGTTTGATAATGAAGCACTTAGATACGTATCATAGAGATCATACGGGCATAAAGTTTGATTGATCTTTCTATTACATAAGTCGATTGTAACGAGATTTTGTACCGTATCTCCTGTAGGATCGAAGCCACATGCTAGGTCTTGGATTACGATATCGTTTTGTAACCACCCGACCTTTTCTGTAGTTCCGCGCAGATTCGGACGAATTGTTGAATACTTAGGAAGGGTAAGTCCAAGCACCTGCTTGATTAACATATCCGCACCGTAAGAATTGTACTCGGGTAAAGCAGTCAAATCATACGAAAACTTAAACCCTTTTTTAGTTGTTTTTTCCATTTTAATATAGGTGTTTATTTATTATTTTCTTTGTGGAATTGACTTTAACAATTCCAATTTGAAGTCACTAAAAGTTTCAACAACTGTTGCTTTCTTTTCTACAGGACTTCTGTCTGGTTGTTTTTTGAATTGTTCAAATTCATTTTTTATGGTGTCCAATTCACCCGAGTATCCGTCTCTCATTTTTTTCATTTCTTCTCTCAATGATCTCATCTCTTCAACCATTGGTGCTAAAATTTCTAAAATGTCCTCAACTGATACCTCTTTTGATTCTGTAGTTTCTTCCTCCAAAACCTCGTCGGTTTTGATTTCTTCTTCTACAGCGTCATCTTCATTTGCTGGTGCTTCCTCTGCCTTTTGAGCCAAAGAAGTGATAACCGATCCTGAATCAACGGTGATGATGAGTCCCTCACGTGTCTCGTGCTCACCTTCAGGGGCAGGCGCTAACGTGGAATCTCTAACGACATAAAGTTCCTGTCCAACTTTGAACTCTTCGTCCAAGTTGTTAGTAACTTCTGTTTCTCCGTCAACCAAAAACGTGCTGGCAAATTTTTCAGATTTGAATTTCAAACCTAAGAGATTTACAATCTCGTTGATTGCGTCTTTTGCTGTCATGTTACTGATTTATTTGTTTGAGAATGTTTATGATTCTTTCCAATAAATATTCATCCTGTGAAACACGATGAAATTTCATCAAAAAATTCCCCTCAGCAGATAAGCCACGGACTTTTCCTTTTTTAATGTAGTCGTTCCATATCTTATCTCCCTCAGGAGTATCCAACACTTTATATCCCACGAACCATGTTCCGTTGGGTATGTCATTTCTCTCGAAACCGAGTTGGAATGCTTTGTCCTGATCTCCTTCAACTAACCACGACTCAACCATCACGATGTCTTGGAACTTTTTGTCAGTATGTTCCAAATTGGTTTTGTCTAGTCGTTTTTCGATCATGAACTTTCGTTGTATCTTTTCGATACTTTCAGGTGAGAATTTTACAAAGTATCTCTCCCCTGTGTATTCGTCGATTCTTGGTATGAGTATATTAGGTACCATTACAGGAGAATAAACCATACGTTTTTCATCCAAAGTTTTGAAAGAGAACTGGCTCTCTTGTTTGTCGATTCCATATTTACACGCTTGGAATCTCTTACGTCCCATATATTCCAATTCTTCTGTAATACCACCACATCCCATTTGATACGAGAAATCTGAAGCATCTTGAACGTCATCGAATATTGGTAACCCCTGTAGGTAACCCACAGGTACGGCAGTCTGTTCTAATTGTGTGGGGGCTAAGGTATTCACCCCTAATTCTCTCATATATTTGAGCGTGGTTGCGTTATCGTCCACCACATAGGACACTGGTACCCTTTCATCGAGAAGTCCCTTTACAAAGTCTCTTTTAAACTCAGGGGCTTGGTTGGTGCTTCTATCACTTAGAACCAATCTATCGTACTTGACACCGTACTTTGCCAGTTCAGCCTCGGTGCTTCGTCTTTGTGATTCAGGACGCCCTGTTAGAATAACGATTCTATAACCCTTGTATTTTTCGTTTACCCAATCTATTGCGTTTTGATTTGGACGAGTACCGTTGAACAGAGTACCGTCCACATCCACCATAATCAGACGAGCAGCACCTGTGGAGAACGTATCTCGAGCACCACGAGCAGGATCTGCTTGGGGGTTCACCTGTCCTGATTGTCCCGCAGCAGGAACAACCAATGCCGCCTTACGTGATTCTAAATTGGGTTGGTTGGTGATTTTTGCCGTGTAAGCCTCGTCAGGATTTGGATTTGAAAAGGTAAGTTCAGTCCAATAATGTTCACAATTTGCTCCACCCTTCCATGTCAATATGTCAGGTGATGTTCCCTTAGGACGTGGTATGATTTTACGTGCTGAATCTTCACCAGTAATTTGAGCATTTAAACCCAAGATATCCTCCAACCTAAATACAAATTGTCTACCCCCTAACATTCTACGACAGAACATACGAGAGGTAGGAACGATGGCACCACCACCATTTCTACGGATACCTGTTGAATAGATAAACCTCACTTTTTTACCCATATAATCCAAAGTAGATTCCTCATTGGGTTTAGCAACAATCGTGTAGAATTTTTCCTCAGTGGTGTCACTAACCATCTTTGAGAACTTGTCCGTCATCATAGCCTCTGACATTGGGATTGCGGATTCTATCTCCCAACCCATTTCCAAAAGTTCTTCTAATTCTACACCATTGTCCATTGTTTCATCGTGAGTGGTACAGGACATATACACCACATTTCCGTCCTCATCCGTGTGTTCGTGATATCCATCACATCCATAGGTTTCTTTCCCATATTCTACGGCTTCATCAGGACTTGTAAAATAGGGGACACCATCTATGTATCCTTCCAATTCAAACGACTGTTTTTTGTTACATCCACAATCACTGAATTCATCACGACGTTCCCAATCGGAATTACAAACCGCATATCTCTGTCTCTCATCAGGATACTCAGAAATGAGTAAGTCAGAACCCATACATCTTTGTAGGTAATCGTCCTTAGTCTCACCAGGATTTACCTTGATGAATAACACCTCTTCGATGAGCATGTTGTTTTCAGTGTCACCAGTAGCATAGTTTACGTATGGAGGTAACCCCGAAACGTCCAGGTCCATTTCTTCCCTCTCAACTCGCTCTAAAATGGTATCAACCCATTTGAGCCCTTCCTCCCCACCCCACAAATCGTAAGATATGGTACCGTTGTCATCATAGTCTCCCGTGTAGTAGGTAGCCGCACGTTCAAGATAGGACTTCATCCTTTTGACGGTTTCCAATGTGATTTCATCTTGGTTACACAATTGCTGTGCTCTTACTTTTCCTGTTTGTGTTGCTGCGGGATTACCACGTTTTTCATTCTCCTTAATCGCACGACATGCTGTCGCTGCCACATAGTCAGGAGCACGGTAAAATTTCTGCTTGGAAAAATAGATGAATTCGGTTTCAATTGCGGGTAACTCTACTAACGCTATTTCCGTGACGGATGTATCCCCACTTAGGAAATCGTCAATATCTAATTCTATGACACGTAAAGACATATAGATAAGTATTTGTTCATCAGAGGGAGGATAATTGTTCTAACCTCCTTGAAATTGCTTGTTTATTGGTAATTTCCTGCTCTTGGACATACGCTCTAATTGGTTCCTTCCTCTGCTTAGCCAGTGCTTCTAAAATACGTGAATCGTCAAAATTGGAAACAACCAATGGGGAACCTCCTGATTGTTGGTTGATCTGATCGAGTAAATCACGGTACATCACACTACCCACACGGTTGATAACTGCTTCCCCACCTTCAGCGACAACACCCGCCTGAGCCAGTCTGATACCACCCTGTTCGTGTGAGGGTCCTTGAAGTAATCCACCACCCCCTAATAAACCACCACGTTGTAGGGAACGTGTGGTGTTGATTTGTGTGGCAATCAAGGCAATCTGTGCTGCGTTAACCGCTGCGACAATGGGGATTAAGAACGGTGTTTTTGCCGCATTAACCACTGCTGCCGCTCCATCGGCGATAGCCTGAAGTAAGGTGAGTCTCAAGTCAGTCAGGGCTGCTTTTTTGTCGAGTTGTTTCTTTTGTTCGTTGTAGATTTGTTCCTGTTCTAAACGCTTTTGGTTTGCTTCCTCAGAGGTTCCTACAATCGACTCTAAAACTGCGTTGTTTTCTGCTTCAAGTCTATCTAAACTATCTTGGTAGAATCCACGTAAAACACCATTGAGTTTACCTAACTCAGAAGCGAATGCTCCGACGTTATTAAGAATTTCTTGTGTTTTTTGTTTTTCTTTGTCGGTGTCTTCCTTACGTTTTTCATCCAATTTTTTGTAGAATTCCTCATAGAGTTTCTCCCGTGCTGCGAGTTGTTCTTCTGTCAAGTCAGTTCCTGCTAATTCATTCTGAACTAACTGATCGAACGCAGCCGCTACCGCATCCAAATCCCCTTCATAGATATCAGAAAGTTCCTTGATGATTCCATCCGCATTTTGTTTCAAAAATCCGAGTAGAGCAGTCGTGTTATTTTTGGTACGTTCAAGTTGTAAATCTTCGGCTTCTTTTCTGAACCTAATGATATTCTGTTCTTGTTTGATGATTTCCAAAGATTCTTCTTTGAGAATTTTAAGTCTTTCTAGTGCTCTTTTTTCTGCTAATTCAGTTCTAGTATCTTCGTCAAGTTTTGCATATTCTTCACTCTCAGAATATCTTTTAACCAAAGCGTCAAATAGGGATTCTTCATAAGCATTGAATTCCGTCAAGGCTTGACCGGCTTTAACCGTTAATTTTTCAGTAGTTATTGCTCCATCCTCACCAATTTTTAAAACTATATCTCCTGTAGCAACTAATTCTTGTTTTAATTTTCCATAGTAAGTTGACAATATATTACTTGAAAAAATATTGTCTTCTGCTCGTATTTCTGCTATAGAACGATATGAATCCACAATGTCAATCAAAGCGTTGAATGCTACTTGGGTAATTTCCCCTGATTCTTTCAAAGTTCCGAATGTATTTAATATACCTGTCGCAACACTTTCAAAATCCCCCCTCTGAGCAGATTCAGAAAGTTGTTTACGAATTTTTAAATATTCAACACCAAATCTATCTAACTCTTGTACAGCAACATCAACAGGAGGTTTCAAATCCTTAAATTCTTGTAAAAGTGTGCTGAAAGGTTTTTCAACAATTTGTCCTGAAAATCCTTTGAGGATTTCCAATGTTTCTTTAAGGGTTGTGATAACTTTAGGTTCGGGAACTTCAGCATTCAACTGACGACGTAATTCTTTAAGGGCTTCGATTTGCGCGTTGAAAGCGTCGATGGCAATACGCTTTTCTTCTTCTAATTGTTTTGTTCTCTCATCAGAACGTTGTTTAGCGGCATCCGCACTTTTCTTAGTTGCGTCGTCTAATTCCTTTTGTTTAGCAATCTCAACATCTTTCCCTGCTAATTCTACTTTTCGTCGCTGTTCCGTAACCTGTTGTCTCAAATTTTGGGTTTCCTCGCTTAGTCTGTTTCGTGTTTGTGCTTGTATGTAAGCGGCGGTTAATTGTTCATCGAGTTCTTTTTCTTTTTTGAGTCTGGCTTCAGCAATCTGAACAGCAGTCCCACCTGATTTTTCCAATAGTGAAATTTGGAAATCTAACTCACGATTGGTTCTATCGAGTGCTTTTTGTAATTCGTCTTGTTTGTCAGCAGTATCTTCTGTTTCCGATCCAAATGCGAACATAGCAGTCACGGCAAGTCCAAGAACCGCTACCAATGCTCCGATTGGGTTTGCCGCAATGGTTGCGTATAAGGTACGAGTCGCAGTTGTGGTAGCAGCCGTAGCCGCTGTCGCTGCTCTTTGGGCTACAATATTTGCGACAATCTTGATATTGAGTGCCGCCTCTGCCGCTCCACGAGCAGCCAGTGCGATGGTTAGGACTTGTTGAGCCTTGACGATTGCCTTAGTCACATCCTCGTTTTCCGCACCAAAGAGTTGAACTGCCGCCTGAGCCGCAGCAAACGATGTGGTAATACCCGCAGCAACTTTAGCGAATGCCTCAGCCTGTTGAACCGACTCTAAACCCTCAGCAGATTTCTTTAGGTTTTTCAGTTGTGAGTCCGCTCTTTGAATTTCAGTTGTTAACTTTTTAAATTCATCTGAACCAATTGCTAACCCCCCAAGTCTCTCACGTGCTTTGGTGAGTTCTGTCTCTAATTCTTTGATGGATGATACAGCCGTCTGTACTCCATTAAGTGTAATGTTTAAACCGATAGTCTTCGCCATGTCTATAAATACCTAATTTAACAATCTACTTGTAAGATACGTCCAGCATTGTCAGCAACCACAAATGTCTGACTACCTGAAGGGACTGTCTGTTGAATGAACTTACCAAGTTCTACCAGTTTCATCGTCGTTCCTGTATCGTAGTAAACCTGACTACCATTTTGAAGTGTAGGACTTCCAAAGGTGGTTATCACTACCACAGGAGCCGTGTTGTTACAAACGTCCTCTTGTGATAGGGAGAAATACGCTGAGGAGTTGTAAGCAATCAGTGATGGGTAGGGGGTATTCCCTGACAATCCGTAGATCGGTGCGGGGGGTTCTACCTTGTAGTATCCTGAGCGTTCCTTGATTAAAGAAATCTCTGTCAATTTGTCAGATAGTAAATCTGCTTCGTTTATCTTCTCAATTCTATAGAAGGAATCTTTGACGAATATCTTATCACGGAGACTGACATCGTAAACATCGGTAGGACGGAAAAAGAATCTACCTGTCAATCGACGAGTTTCTAAGGAATATGTATTTTCTGTATAATCCTTCCAAAATATATCGTACAAATTGAACCCTGTGGATTGTAGGATATTCTGGTTCTCAATACCGTAGTAGTCAAACGTTGGTTTGAAATTCAAATCAGAGACGATTGAAGGTAATACCGTGTCGATATTGGATAGGTGTGATACACAAGGATAGGTAGTAAATTCTGTCGAACCAGTGTTCGCCAGCATGTACCAAGATTCCTGTTGTGTCTTGGCTGCGTTTTTATAGAAGTATCTGTTTCCACACCAAAAGAACAGGTGGTTGTTTGAGGTGTAGGGTTGTTGAACTCCATTTAAATCACGATAAACCTTAGGGATAATGATGTTGGGTGCCCCCTCTATGTTTTCCGTAGGTAGTGCTGAGAACGGTAATTCGTATTCTTGTTCTCCAACAAACAGATTGTTGGTTG